CTACCTTATTAGAAACAACATGTTGTCCATCATATCCAGTACCTGCATTAGCAATTCTTAAAGGAGTATCAACGTCAAATGAAGCAGCACCAGTAGCAGAATCTAACGTTACTGTAATAGTGGTTGAAGTAGTTGAACCATCTCCTGCTCTAATACTAGAAATACCAACTTCCTTACCCTTAGAACCTACAATCCTATATTCATCAATCTTAGGTTGAATGTCTAATCCACTAGATGGCCAATCTGGCTCAATTTCACGTCCAGATGAAGGTCCATAAGCAATACCAACCTTCTCATAATACATATCAAGGTCAGTTCTAGCAAATTCACCATCAGTACCACTAATAAAGGTATCATCAATATCTACATTATTAACCCCATCTGCAAATTCGAAGCAAGTTAGCTTATTATGAGAGAAATTAGGAACAAAGGTATTGGTAGTATAATCTTTAAAACACAATCCGTTAGGATCTGCATCTAAAAGAGTAAATTGCCAAAAATAGCATCCACCAGTTACTCTAAAAACAGCAGATCTTTCAATATTAGTGTTTTCTGGGTTTGGAACATATTTTGGACGTATCTTAGTTTTTCTAAGATCCATCGCAACAATAGAAACACCACGTGGTACAATTACACCACCGTAAATACTATTAAGTTTATACAGATCGTTAGTGGTAGAAGTAAGGTCAAAATTAGTCGTTAAGTCCCATGCACCAAAATCACTAGATGTCTCTCCACTTCTTAATCTATAATTATTAGAACCTATTGGTATCCATCCTGGTCTATTATCAACAATATGCTCTCCTGGATATAAAACTACCGTAGTTTTAGCAAATCTATCATTATCCAATCCCTTCTGATAAGAAAATCTGGAAGCTTCTACTAATGCCCTCTGAATAGTCTTAAAAGGTCTAGTCAGCGAGTTACCTTGAT